AAATAAACTTGGCGGTCTGTACGGGAATCGAACCCGTGCTGCAAGCGTGACAGGCTCGCGTACTTACCACTATACGAACAGACCAAATTGGTACTCCCAAGGAGAATCGAACTCCTCTCTGCTGCGTGAAAGGCGGCTGTCCTAACCGATAGACGATGGGAGCAAAAAACAAATATGTCGGTGGGTAGGTCATTTCCACTGTCACCAATCCGAAGGCATCAAAGCCAACTGCTCGACATAAACTTGGTGGGTCTAGCAGGACTCGAACCTGCATCAAACTGGTTAAGAGCCAGATATAATAAGCCATTATACGATAGACCCAAACATTGGTAGGAGTAGAGGGAATCGAACCCTCGTCGAAGGATTAAAAGTCCTATGCTAGACCTTCCAGCTATACTCCCAAACATAACAAAAATTGGTGCCCTCTGAGAGAATCGAACTCCCTGTCTCCTGGTTACAAATCAGGCGCATCGCCAGCAATGCTTAGAGGGCGAATTGGTGCGAGAAGAGAGATTCGAACTCTCAAGCCTTTCGGCACTAGTTCCTAAGACTAGCGTGTATACCGTTCCACCATTCTCGCGAATACTTGATAGCTGCCCCACTCTCGCAGATATCGTTGACTTCCAGCACACAGAATAGGTGCATCGAAGCCTTACCGAAAAATAGTTCTTATTATTAAAAAACTTCTTGTTGCTAGAACAAGATGTCCGCTTACCCTTTGCGGAACCGCGAACTCATCGCGGCGGCTCTATCGCTTTCTCACCTTATGCATACATTATAGTACGACAAAGGCGAAAAGTAAAGCGTGAAATTCTCTATACAAATCAATAACTTATCAAAAGGTCGCTTTTTTCAGCGTCAGAACATCAACAGCGCCTCGGGTCATTGCACTGCTCAACTAAGAAGCACTGCGATAGTATGACCTACCTCAAATTTGAGGGAGCAGCGAAACACTCAATCATCTTTTCCAAAAAGAATCTTGTATCCCAGCCACGCAATTCCGCCGACTAGAAGCAGTACAGACACAACAATTGTCTTCACAATTATGAAGAATATTGCCAGACCCAAAGGAACTATAACGACGAAATGCATGGTATAGTATATAGCACAATTACATAAAAATCAAGCGCGAAAGAATGAATTTTTCAGTGCGTTGCCAACAAGAATTCCCCATGCAACAGCAGCAATCAACATGCACCAACCGCTGAATGTTCCAGCATTAGTGTATGCAAACATGCTCATCAACACAAGCAACGTGATGTCAATAACAACAAGAAAGAATCCTAACATCATCATGCGTATTCTGCAATTTGATCAATGCGCTTGTTAGGAAACTGGCACTTGCCTTCGCGGCTCATCTGCTTCTGATAGCAGTCAGTGCAATCAAAGCAAACGTCCAGAGTCTTGCCATTCTTCACAACGGACACATCCTTGATGTAATAGTCCCATTGCGCTTGTGTAAAACAATTCAGCTTAGTAATCACTTCAAACCCTCAATGTATCGAATCCAATCCAACGCTTCGTTATCTTGGTCCGAGAGATAATACTCTTGTTCATCTTGCTTTACATACATGTCGATGTAGTGTTGCGCAGAAAGAATCGTGCCGAGATAACGCTTACCGAACTCAGCCAGACACTTTTCGTATTCTTCGTCTGTCATATCATAACTACGATAGAACTCTGCTTCAAACGCATCGCAATACGAACACGAACCATACCAGTCCTGAATGTAACCAGTCTCGCCGTTGTAGCGAACCTTTGCCATCCACTGTCCCGAGTAAGAACCGAACTGCGCAAATGCGAGAACCTCAGCACCAGCAGCCTCTAATGCGCTTTCGTAACTCATAGTTCAACTCCAAAATGCTGCATGATATATTTCTGGCTATTCTCATCATCGCATTGACAGATACATTCCCTGACAATCAACTCGGCGAACTTTTCATTATCGAAATGTAGTTGTCCTTCTGGGCGTTCATCCCAGCATTGTTCAGCAAGTTCTTTGATCCGTTTATTCATTAGCCTACTCCCACAAATTTACGATAAAAGAGCAACCAATAATTAAACATCTCCAACCACTCTGGAGTGCCTTTAGTGTATCCATAGAATTCCAGAATCGATTCTATCTCGCGGATAGAGGGCATCTGTCGCTTCAGCAGTTCAGGCGCAGTCATAGTTCTACATCTTTCCCAAAGTTCTTGATAACAAAAAGAGCATCAACAACACCGCCGTTGTTACCCTTTAGATATTCTTTCTCTAACGGACTGCATTTGTCAATATCTTCATCTGATACTAGTTCTTCCTTGACTTGATCATAGATCGCTTGCTTAATCAACTCAGCGAACTTTTGTTCAAATTGTAGTTCATATTCATTATACTCTATGTAATGGCCATAATGCTTACACTCTGCTACATAATCACGGGCATACTTTTTAGCCTGTTCAGCCAGTTCTTTAATTCGTTCGTTCATTCTTCAACTCCGAAATGTTTTAGAATAGTAGTACGCACATCATAATCCTCATCGCTAGACAATCCAATCTTATGTCGGAAGTTAATGTCAGCGCATTCCCTAACAATCAACTCGGCGAACTTTTCAGCAAAGTAATCCATCCATTTGTTTGAATCTCTCTCAAAATAAGAGGTTTCTAAATTGGTAGTAATACCAGCCTGTTCAGCAAGTTCTCGTATTCGTTCATTCATTCTTCAACTCCTTTAGAGTTAACACCGCAGTTTCACTCAATGTGAACTCTACGATTTCCATAGTATCGTCTTTGACTAAATGACTCACTCTAGAATCAAATCCAAATCGTGTAACCATGGCTTTAGCTGCTGGTAAATTTGCAAATGCTTTACCCAACTTAGTGGTCGGATTAACAAGATACATGTTGCCTGTATAGAATAAACCAGTACTGGGATCACGAACTTTATAAATTTTCATTTTTCAACTCCGAAATGTTCTTGGATCTCTTGATAACACAACAAAGCACCATCCTTGAACCCGCCCTTATAATCGCTCAATTCAACATCATTCTCCACTTTGATACATTGGAGCATACATTCTCGAACAATCAACTCGGCGAACTTTTCTCGGTCAAATACTTCTCTTGGAAATAATCCGTCTGGTTCTTCAATGTAAATAGCCTGTTCAGCAAGTGCTTTGATTCGCGCGTTCATTCTAATTCTCCTGTAATGTCATTGACCCTGCCGTGGTAGACAGCACGCCTAGCCTCTCCCAAGTCAGACATTTTATCATTAAAATTCTGCATCCATTGGATAGCCACAGCCTTATCTACAAACTCTTGCTCTAACTTAACCTTAGACAGATTGGGTTCACCGTTTTCTACAGGGTGAACTTGGACAATGTGAAAATACTTAATCATTACTAAACTCCGAAAATAGTAGGTAGAGGGCATCTTGAGTCAATAATATCTCTATTACCAATAATAGCCACCCATGGGTTTCCCTTATTCATCTCAATAAGTTTGAAGCAAGCTGGTTCATGAGGATTGTCATCAAAAAACGGACACTCTCTACATGCAGTAACAACCTTTTTTACTATTGCATGTCTTTTCATTACCATTTTACTTCTTCCCTACTGCCGCGATATGCTTACAGTCGCGGCGAAACTCAAAACCCTTACACGAACAAGTAAACTTGCCAGCAATTCGCTGAACCAGATAGACATTGTTCTTCGACTTGACTCGCCAAGCCTTCGTCTCAGTAGAGACCTGAGTGCTACTACCAGTCAGATATTCAATCTTGACAATGCTTTCGGACTTTGCATTGAATTCGGACACAGGATAAAACTCTGCACCAGTCCGCACGGCAAAGTAGAACGGATCATTGAAGATGGACTTCTCGACCACGCCCTCGAAAACTATCTCGCGCCAGTTTTTCGTGGCATACACATAGTAATCTGGCGCATGAGTGATGACACGGACGCGAGAGCCAATGTTAGGTACTGCTACAGGCATGACTTGTAATCAACCCCATTCCTTGAAATTACGATTCTCTTCATTATCGTTGAAACCTTTCTTGTATTCAGCGATTTCCGCAGCACTCATCTCAGATCCCACAACTTCCTTAGAAGAATAAGTGGCACCGACGAAATAGTGCGGACGGAACGGTCGGCGATAGTAACTATCAGCCGAGCCACGATCATAAGGACTACCATGTTCACGGTCAAGACGCATCTTACATACTCCAATAAAGTTCAGTTGACGGATCGCAGCAATACGGTGTATCCTCGGGGATCTCAATCGTCTTACCAGTCATCATAACGCGGACCTTCTTCATCTTCGGCTGCTGGAGTTTAGCCAGCCGAGCCTCCAACTTCGCAATTTCCGCTTTGATTTCTTCAACAGTTCGCTTTTTCATCTTCATTCCTTACCTTATACAACCATTATACCTGGATTCGGTAAAAAGTAAATAGGCAGAAATTCTAATAGAATCAATAACTTAGCGAACCCTCTCTGCGGCATATCGAACACGGAGATTCAGTTCCTTGAACATCTTTGCCATCTTGCAATTCTTTTTGTGTCCTAACTGATCCCGATTCTCAGGATCAAATTCAAAGCCACCACGAAAGGGACCAGCCGAGGGACCAGGTTTTTCACCATAGCAGTGAGGACACTGACCCCAACCCAACGACCACTCCTGCTTGCGGAGGAATTTCTTAGATGCATTAGAGAGTTTAATCATTTTCTTTACTTCCTTATCAACTTTATAGATCCATTATAGTGTATTCTGCCAAAAAGTAAATAGGCAGAAATTCTAATAGAATCAATAACTTACGCGCACCGTGAATTTAGCCTTGCGGCTATACTTCGTGCGGTCACGAAAGGTCTTTGGCTTGTTGACTTGGTTCAGAACCCTAGCGACGGGATTCTTGCGACGTTGATTCGTTTTCATACCATACATTATAGCGCATGGTATGAAAAAGTAAAGGGGTTAGAACCCTATAAGAATCAATAACTTACGAAATCAGTAGGCTGTCTCATCAAATTCATCATCCAGCAGGTCTTCATCTTCAGCGTTCAACGTATAGTCCTGCCCTGGATCAAACTTCCAGCGGCTCTCTTCTTTCAATCTACGTTGACGGAGACCCTCACTCTTGCGATTGTAGAAATCACCAGACTCATAACTTCTCGACTTTGCCATTTTATTTTCCAGACTTCCCTTCTCGAATCCAAAACATACGATACAGTCCTTGTTCGCGACCATACGCCTCAATCTCAGACGGACTATCGTAGTATTCATCCGTCTCATCACCATCGGGAATGGGCTTATACTTTTGACCTAGAAACTTATAGCTTCCGTCAACGTAGTCGCGCATTTCACCGTTTAGATATTGCTTCACATGAACCAACTCGTGACCAAGATCTAGCAGAATGTTGCTCAGTCTCGTCTTAGTTTTCTTGGAGTTTTGCTTGATGCGACTTGCGTTTAGAACGACAGTGAACTTCTTGTAGACACCATCGTTGCCGTCATAGGTGCACCAGGCTTTGTACTTAGCAAGATCAGATGCGCCTTCACGATCACGAATCTCGCTCACTGTGAGGACTTTGATGTTGATCTTTGCCTTTCTCAAAATACCATTACGAACAAACTTTCGAAGAACATAATTTGCGAACCTGCGGATCAGTCTACGATCACCAGGCTTGAAACTATTACTCGTCAGCGTCAACATGTATTGCTCCGTGTGTTAGAACTCTGTTTCTTTTCTTGAGAAGAATGAAATTGGATTTACAAACTGAATCGACTCAAAGGCAAAAGTTCTTTTGCCCTTCATTGCAGTGTGAAACTCGCCTGCTCTGTTTGGATGAAACGTACCGACGCTTTGTGTCTTGCCCTTGCCTGGAAAGCCACCCTCTTTCGTGCCATGTAGTGCAGCATGTTCTTCATCGTGCTTTTTGTGCAGCACAGAATCTTGCCCGTACTTTTCACCGTGCTTCTTGAGAAAGCCTAGGAGATGTCCGTTGTCATCACCCTTCTTGCCGACTACCAGATAAGAATGCTCGTCTACATGACGCGCTTCTGGTGTACCGTGACCTTCGACATATCGGCCCTTGACTTTGATAAAGCCATATCCAGACTTACGAATAGAACCTTCTAGTTCTTTGTTTCGTGCTGCGTTTTCTTCTGGTGTATTTTCACCACGATGCGCAGTAATCATGCCGATATTCCTATCTTGCGTATGTGATAGAACACGCGACAGACTAGCTTCATTGATAAATGTCTTGAAATTTTGCATTATTCGACTCGTAGGAGAATTGTGTCTTTGTTGATCCGACCTGTCAATTCAGAAGGTTTAGAATTGATGTCACCCATCACTTTGCGCAGAACGATTTTGCCACCCTCCAGGACTCTCTTCAGGACCTCTGCAGGCTTTCTGAGTGTCTTAGAGATAGACTCACTGTATTTATAGTTCTCGATTGTAGAACCCTTGACACTCAAACCAGCGCTATCGTTCGCGATATAGACGCCAAGTTTACGGGTTTTGACGTTATAAACCCACAACTTCTCGGAACCCATAATCTTCACAGGATTGATCGATGTCAACTTATTGTCGGTATCGTCTTTCTTGTAGTTCAGCTTGGCAACCTTCTTTTCGAGAGGAATTGCCTTCTTCTTTCGCGGCTTTCGAGCGGCGTTCTTATTCGCAGCTAGACGTTCAGCATCGCTCATAAACAATGCAAGAATATTTGCACCGTGTAGATACTCTTTGTGAGAGCGCGGATTCGCCTCTTTCACATATTCATCAGTCTTGCGATCACCGATCATGATGACCCACTCACGCGCACGATTGCGAAAATACTCTGCAATCTTTGTGGCATGCATGGGCTTCACGCCGTTCTCCATCATCCAGGTGTACGGATCAAAGTCTTCTTTTGATGCACGGTGCCAGAGATCATCAAACTTGCCTTCAAGTTCCATGATGAAATAGTCGACCTTGTTTTGTACGCGCTCTTGAATAGAGATGACATTAGACGGCTCATTAGAGCCTTTTGCAGGCGATGCAAGTTCGCGCTCGATGACGATCTGATCAAGGCGTCGAATAAATCCATTCACGCTAGTATTGAAAGAGTCGAAAGAGTTGGCAGGAATCTTTGCGCCACGCGAAAGACACCGCGCAACAAAACCGTCAGTCTGATTCCACATCAGATTCAGAATCTGCGCTGCTTGTTTTTGCTCTTTGGTCAGTCTTGATCCGAGATAAGATACAAGATATGCTCTTGCATCTTTCTCAGACTTGTTCTCAGCGTACCAACTCAATGCATCAATAAGAGATAACTTGTCGCAAGTTTTCTCTCTGTCCCAGATAGGTTCTGGAGTGACCCTTGGTGTATACTTAGCCATGAGGTATACTATACTCTAAAAAATTGAAAAAGTCAAATTAAAATTTTATTAGCTAAACTCGCGCGAACTGAACGAATAGCCCTCTGGATCGTCCCAGTCATACTCTGGATTGAACCAGCCTTCCTTGCGCCCTTCATCATTGTGGACAAGATTCTTGCGACCATTGGGAACATACTCGTTGCTCCAGACATAATCTGGTCTACCAAAAATTTCTACCAACTCAACAAACTCATCGAATGGAACAGTATCACCATACTCATCACGAATAGTCTTGTCAACAAGATACTCTTTCCACTTCTGCCAAGAAGTCAGACCATCATACTTGTAACCTTGAAATGAGAATGCCCAGCCATACGACTTCTTGCCTATATGATATTTTTCATCGAATCGGTTGCAGCATTCGCAAACATTCTCAACAACGTAGTAATTAGTGCCCATCACTTAATCCTCTTGCTACTATCCGCAGTTGTCTTATCTTCACGAACTTCGAGGAACACAGGCAGGAACAAACTATCCTCACCCTTGTTCTTGCTAGAAATTCGAGCATTGTACTTCACAGTTACAATCTTACCCTTTACCTTCGTGAAAGTCAACTCCGAGCGCATCTCATCAGTCAGACCAGTGCCAACCGAAACATTCACCTTGCCATCTGAAGACTGAAGAACCAGCGCACCAAGTTTGCCCTTGTTCTTGCCAGTGCCTTCTTCCCAGCCGACGCAAATCAGATCACACTCAAGTTCGCCCTTGAACTTGATCTGGTGTTTAGCCCTCTTGTCTTCCCAAATACCATCGCGAGTCTTGAGGATAATACCTTCCTGACCAGCAGCGTGATAAGTCTCGAACAACTTTTGGGTCTCTTCTATCGAATTAGCGATAGTGGTGTCAACCACATTAACAAGATGAAGCAAATGATCGCTTAGATTATCAACTGCAACCACAACAGTTCCGAGACGAGTTTCGTAATCAACATCGCACTTGCCCTGCTGGAAATACTGGAGGGGAATCACATCCCAAATCGTCGCACGAACCTGTTCACGCTCTTCGTCAGAAATAGTCCCCTTCACAGCCTTGTTCAGAATGCCGTTGCCCGTCTTACGATCCAGTAACCTTTCCACGAGTTTGGCACTGGCTTCCGCCACAACCAACTCGCCATCAAACACAACATTTGCCATGCCGATATTTTTGGCCATCTCTAGAAATGCTGCATCAAGAAGATCATTATTGACGGCGACTTCCTTGCCATTGCGTGAACGATACTCAACGCTCTTAGCATTCGCATCGACAATTGCGGCAAAGCGCATGCCGTCCATCTTTAGCTGGACAAAAGCAGGGAACTGCACCTTGGCGACCAACTTCTGTTCATAGCCAGAAGCAAGCATACAAGGAAACGTCGGGATCAAGTCCTTCCAAATCTTATTGGCAGTAGACTCTTGAACACCGCAGTCTAGGTCTTTCTGGATCACAGCCTCAAGAACCTTCGCATCATCAGCAACCAATGACCCTAACAACTTGGCAAGAAATGCAATCGCATCATTACCTGTGGTCTGGCGACTCGAAAGAACAGTCAGACTGTCAAGAACAGAATCAAGACTATCTGCCTGATTCTTCTTGGCTGGCTTGTACTCTGGAATCTTACGTTGATAGAACTGCGTATATGGATCAAGTGCGAGAAAGATCACGCGCTTGAGTACATCATTCTTAGCATTCTTCTTTAGGATTGCCTCTTTCTCGAGGCGAGAAGAAGTCGAACGCAACTCTTCTAAAATAGTATAGACACTCATCTTATATTTCAATCTTTGCTTTTGGTCCGTATGACCTTATGATAATGTTCAAGATTTTGAGTCGCAGTAGTCCATTCCAAATTTGAAGGATGATAATTCATTCTATCACCATTTATATGGTTCACCTGCATATTCTTCATCAATTCTTTTTTAACAGAATCTGGAGTCTTCTTCCAGTCTTTCACGGGAATTCCTGGATATGTTTCTGGTAGCGGATGAAAAGTTTCGCAAACAAGTCTATGTATGGCAACTGTGCGCGCTTTGCCTTCAATCCAAAGGCTGACTTTAGGATATCTACTTGCTCCACTTGTTCCAGATGTGGACGTTTTTATAACTTTTTGTGTTCGCGAATTGTATATATTTCCATCATCAAGCATCCAATATGTATGCAACTTCTTACCCTTGTGAATGAGGTATACACAGTCCGACCAGAAATGTCTGTCATATCAATTACCTTATAGAAAACAACTCGCTTCTATAGGTATAATAGCTTTCTGGAAGAAAAAGTAAAGCAGCAAAAACTCTAACAAAATCAATGACTTGCGTAACCCATTGATCTTAAAAGAAAAAGGGGACCGAAGTCCCCTTTTCTTATAGCTTCGCGTTGAGCGCTATACCAAACATCCTTGGCGTATTGAAGTTTCCATAATACCCAAGTGTCGCAGCATTAGACGGATCGCGACGATAGACATGCGTTTCATCTAGCAAGTTTCTTGACCATGCTGATACGGTGAACGAATCATTTAGGTTATAAGATAGCTTGCCGTTTACGATGAACGATGCATCATTTGTCGCATCAAACTGATCAAAGGTCTGAGTTGCGTCCATATGATTTGCATCCAGATGAAGCGTTACCTTATGAATCTTATAGTCAGCGCCGACGTTGTAGACATTCTTTGGAGTGAATACAATAAACACTGGCTGAATCTTGTTCGTGAACGGATTCATCGTCTCAGGAACATTTGTGCTAGTGTAAGTGTATGCAGCAGAAAGAACTAGATTATCGATTGGCGAATATAGCGCTTCAACTTCAACACCCTTGATCTTTGTGACGCCAGGAGCGTTGATCGTTTCAAGTGTGTTGCGTGTTGACTTCGTGACTGGATCAAACTGAACATTCGAGAAGTCGATCTGACTTCCTGTACGATCCATTGTATAAGCAGCCATGTTGACGCGCAGATTATCAAACTCAGTCTTCACACCAACTTCGTATGACTTGTTATCTTCTGGATCAAATGCACGATAGGTGATCGATCTTGAAGATGCGCCACCAGAACGATATCCAGTTGCATACTTCGCGTAAGTATTCACATTCTGATTTAGCTTATACGAAAGAATGACAAGTGGATTGAAACGGCTTGTCTTCTGCGCATAGGTAAAGTTTGTTGAAATGTTTGATACCTTTGTTAGAGAGCCAGACTTATCATCCGTAGTGTATCTGCCACCAAGAGTGATTGCTAGCTTCTCTACTGGAGTATAAACAACCTGACCAAAAGCAGCATATGACTTGCTATCTGCTCTGCTCTGACGATCAAGACTACGATTGCCGATCAACGTATTGGTTAGATCGTTGATCGTATATGATGAAGTTGTTGCATCCCACTTGTTTGTAGAAGGAGTAGCAGCGTCATCAGCAGCAGTCTCAGTGAAGTAGTATAGACCGCTCACATAACGTAGGTTGTCAAAAATGTCACCAAGCAACTGAAACTCTTGTGACCACTGAGTCTGGTCAAGTGTTGCGAGTGAGTATCTTGAGAAGACACCATTAGGAACTGCAACAGGAACGCGATGCGCGCCACCAGAGTTGTCCCACTGGCTTACATAAACAGAACGCTTCGACGAAATAGAACGAAACTCTTGCTCATTGAACTTATATGATACAGAAAGAGTATGACCGTCTGTCTCATCAACGCTGTCCTGCTGAGGAACACCGATATCAGCAACTGTCATTCTGCTCGTGCCATTTACAACAACAATAGAAGGCAGTGGCTTGATCTGACCAGTTGCTGTGCCTACTACAAGTCCTGTTGGATTGTAGTTGAGTAGCTGTGAGTAGAATGGCGTGTTCTTATCGTTGCCATAATCATACGAATATGAAACTGTCAACGAATCAGTTGGCTTATAGTCAGCAGCAAACTTTACACCGTTGCGATCATAGTAGTTCCAACCACGCTGACCAGCAAGAGGATTCTTTACTACTGCATCTTGATGCTGGTTCACGACATCGATCTTTGTCGAAATGTTTGCAAACTCGCCAAGATTGATATGTGCATCAGCAGCGTAATTATTGTAATTGCCATAGCCTGTATTCAGATTGACACCGAATACGCCTGTAGGCTTCTTTGTTACAATGCTTACAGCACCACCTTCAGTGTTACGACCAAAGAGTGTGCCCTGCGGTCCCTTTAGAACTTCGATGCGCTCTACATCAAATAGCGCAGCATTGAGTCCGTGCTGGCGACCAAGATAAACGCCATCAACATAAACGCCGACGCCTTGTTCACGCGCTGGCTGGTTTGCATCAAGTGGTACGATACCACGAATGCCGATAGTAAGTGCTGATTGACGCGCTTCGAATGTAGCGACTGTTAGACCAGGAATTGATCCATCATTTAGATCTAGCAAACTCTTTACTTGGCGGTCAGAAAGACCCTTTGAATCGAGAACAGAGATTGCGATTGGAGTTTCTTGTAGATTCGTTTCTCTCTTAGTAGCTGTAACTACAATTTCTTCTAATACAGGTGTTAGTGGTTCAGCAGAATAAGCTGAAAGTGAAATGAGTGATACAGCCAGTGCGGCTAGAAATTTAGTCATGAGGTTCCCTCAGTGAAATCTAGAGTCTTTATATAGATCCAGAATGTTACAATTGAGTTACAAAAGAGGGTGTTTGTAAAGAAAATTCGGTTTGTCTATCGCCACACAATGCGCATTGTGCCCTAGACCCCTAATAAAAGCCAGCGTCATACGCTAGACCACTTACACCGAAAGGTTAGTGGCGGCTGAACAGTATTTAGTCGATTTTACTAGCCAATTGAGATATTTTTTACAGAATTTACGCGAAAAGAGCGCCAGCCGTTCGCTTCAGTGTCCCAAACAGCAATATTATTATCGCGAACACTGTTTTCCTGCAAGAGGACTTTACCACTGTTCATTGGGGCAGCAGGAACATACTCTGGCAGCAAAGTGCAGCGCATCACGCGCTCAGTACCGTCAACTTTTGTAAAAGTAATAGAAACGACATTGTTCTGTAACACTTCAAGCATATTTTCTTTTGTAAAGAGCATACATTCACCTCAAACTTGTTTGACTACATCATTGATGGCTTTAGAAGAAAATTCCCAATTACCTAAAATTTGTCGAAACATCTGCTTGATGTCTTTTTTAGGAATCGCTTTATCTTTCACCATAAGTCCATTATAACCCGCTTTTGCCTGATTGTCAATAAAATATTTGACATCACCAATATAAGCTGCCATGACTTCAGCAACACTCTTGTCCTGCTTGAAGGTCAGGACATGATACTTGTACCCAAGTTCATCAGGCTTGAATGATCGATCTTGATACTTGTAAACAGTAGTATCTAATTCAGTTACTACCTGATTCTTTTCTTCTTTTTTACTAACTGCCCATAGTGCGCCGTCACAATCTTCGAACTCGTTCTTTTTCATGATTGCCTCCAGTGCTATGCTTCGTTGTCTATCATCCCCTCAAGTTTTTCAATCATATACCTTGCGATATACCAAGCATCAACAATATCAGTAGTTGGTGATCCTAGCTTCGTTGTAGGACTAATGATATCGTGCAAGTTTATATTTGTCTCTGCTACAAATGCCTCATACATCTTTTCTTTTGTCGCGTTGCCTTTGCCTGTTGCGAATTTCTTTACGACAGTCGGTGGGACAGTAAAAAATTTGTAGTTGTGTTTGTATAAGAAGTGCTTGAGCAGCCCACAATTTTCTGCTATGTTGAAAACTTTACCCTTTGAACCAAAAGAGTAGTCTTCTATCATAACATAGGTTGTCTCTTTGTCAAAGTTCTGAAGTAACTCAAGCACCCAGTTTGAAAGATTCTCATAACGCTCTTGATCAGTCAAGTAGTCATCATGATAGTTGCCGAGAATATTTTGATATTTCCCAACAACTGATTTGCGATCATTCAAAAAGTAGAACGAACTGTTCGCAAATGTATTATCTTTACTGACACAAATAGCAGGACTTGTCAGAGAATAGTCGATACCGATGACGGTGTACATATCAGTTGTACTTGTCTTCGGTGTCGTCTCCTTCAATTTCTGAGTCGCCGCTTTCGCCAAAGTAATCTATATCGTCTTCATCGTTGAAGTTTAGTTCATCGCTAGCATTATCAAAGAAGTCGCCACAAAATGGGCAATGACTTGGCGTGTAACTTACTTCATCGTCTTCAAAAGAAAGCGCGAATGCTGAACCGCAATTATCGCAAACTAGTTTTAGATCTGGCATAAAATAATCCTATTTGTAAGAACATAGGATTATATAGTATTTTTCTTTATTTCATATTCGTAGCTGTCATCGTCTGAAAGAACCCACTTAGAGGTGTTTTCGACAGACCACATGCTTGTGCCGAGTTTTCTATCGATCACATTCTGCCCAGGCTTTGTTACAAACGATGGTTCAAATGCGCGAATGCGATTATTAGGCTGAATCGCAAAATTGCCATTATCAAGTTTGATCACATGCCCACACTTATGCTGACCAGGCACTTCGCTGAATCCAACGTCTGCGATATTTCTTTCTTCTTGAGACCAGTCTAGTGTGAACAGATATGTGCCTTCGTTCCACTTCTTTTCGCGATCAATATACTTCATTCTCTTATTACAGAGAAAATCAAACTGCGTCACACCGATATACGAACTAAAAGAGTCCCACAGCACTAGATTATACAGTTCTTGCTGCACAGTTGGTGTTTTATGACAGAATGCGTGGATCGGCATTCTGAACCAGAGACCTTCGTCTTCCATGATAAAGTGAAACAGAGGCGCACGATGAGGCACTGAAGCAACGCCGAATATAAGCACAGGCAAATATTTGTCTCTTGCCTCGTCAAACTCTGTTCTATTCTGAAGAAAGTTGGATCTGACAAAGCACTCAATCGGTGGTATATTTGCATTTAGATATGCCATATCGCTCTCTTAGTCGAAAAAGAATAGTTGAAACAGTCTAGAATTTTGAATGTTCGTGCCGAAGTATTCATTCGCAGCATGAATGCTCTTAGCATCAAACAGAACTAGTCTATTGAACACGTTGCCAGCTGTGTCAACCAGTTCAAACTTAGACTTGTCATAATAGCCACCATCAAACGCTTTTTCTGCGCCCTCGTGCGACTCGTGCCGCGCTCTAGTTGCTTTATGTGCAAACAGAGATGTGCCGCTTTGATACGGTGCATCAGGCGTCAGATATATCATGCCAGCCCATGACTGACTATCCCAATGATAGACTAGCGCATCTTCAGGTGTGCAGTATTGAAACTTACCGTTCATGCCGTGTTCGTCCCACACTGTAATTTTTCTGCCAAGAATCTCTTCAAATTTCTGGCGCAGTTGTGGTGTTCTGAAATTCCCGACTGACCTCATGCCCTTATAGTACCTGAGATCTTCGACATATTCTTGTGCGAGAGCATAGTCTCTAATAAGATATGGATTCTCATAGAAGTCATCGACTATGATAAGTCTTGGATTAGACTTCTTGTTCATTGCGAAAATCTTGCCTATGCCCAGTGTTCTTTCGGATGCAAACTGGTGCAATGATTTCACATAATTGCCGCCATCATGATACATGTTCGGGTTGATCAGAAAGTGATATTCTGGAAACGGAACTGTTCTTTCTGACTGCATCATTTTAGCAGTGCATTCAAACATATCGGTATAGTTTATCAATTCGCAATAGACTTCAGCAAGATAGATCAGATGATCATTTCTGCGTGGTGCGAATTCTTCAGCCTTCTTATAGAAATCGATTGCTTTGTAATGCTCGTTCATAAACCTATAAGCATTACCAATAGCACACATTGCGTAATAAGCCATCTCATCGACATGATCTGCTTTGCCAGTCACACTGTAGTTGTGAGTGTGATTTACAATTTCAGTAAAGTAGAAAATGCAGCGACGCGCATACTCTTTCTGGTGTACGTCTTGAAGAGGAAAGAAATTGCCGCGATAGCAATCTTCATAGCTTTTGCCGATGTACCAGAAATGGTACAGGTCTTTGAGCATTGAGTTTTCGCGGATCAGTTTTTCTTCTAGCTTCAGCGCATCAGTGACATACTTCGTAGGGACTGAATAGCTTTCACCAAAAGATGTGCCACCGATCATGCGAAACTTTTTAGATAGATTGACTCGCTGAAAATTCTCGCCAATATTATTCGTTCGCAGAAAGATCGTCTCATGCGCTGGATCATGATTGAACTGCCAGTCTAGCTTAGCATTCCATATCCATGCACGAAAGTAAATGACGCCAGGAACAACAGAAGGCACATGAAAACTTTGAATTGACTTATTATCAAATGCTGACCAATCAAAGTCTTCATCGACTTCTAATACTTCATCACAATCCATTTTGATGATCCAGTCACAGCCATGATCCGTAGCTTGGCATTTCTGTAACAGATGATCACGATTCCATCCAAAGTTGACCCAGCCTTCTTCTACGTTATAAACAAAGCCAGGGATCTGTGTGCGCTCTTGCCACTCTTTGACAATCTCTGGAGTGCCGTCAGTTGAACCATTGTCTTGAAGAATCCAATAATCAATATACGGAGCAACAGAATCTAGCATCTTGCCAATATTTGCTGCCTCGTTCTTGAACATAGAGATCATGACGAACTTAGGCTTTTTATATCTTTGTAGAAGTTGTTTCATATTAGATCATCAGTGAATGTGGACGACGCGCATTTGATTTCACAGCTACAAGCCATGCGTCAGTGATAGCAATATTGTTTTCCCACCAGAAAGTATCTAGCTTGAACTCTTGGAACTTGATGTCTTTATTTCGAATAAAGTCAGCCATATTCTTGCGAGTGTAGTACCAGAAGCTGTTTTCATTCCAGAAACTGACATGCGTAGGATCTTGCCATGCACCACGACCATCAGTGCTAGGGACTTGAATGAACGCCCAGCCACCGTCAACTAGAACACGATGAATCTCGCTCATGATCTTTTGCTTGTCGTGAAGATGTTCGATGATATGAGATGCCCAGATTACACCGACAGAGTTATCTGGCAGTGGAATGCCATCGTTTAGATCCCACTTCATATTACCATCTTCCATATCGATGTTTATGTTGCATCCCGCTTTAGGATTGATGCCACCACCAAGTTCAACGATATGAAGATTATTATCTCTAGCATCTTTACAGGCTAGATCCCATGCATACTTGCGAAACAGTTCTACTGTCTTAGTCTGAATCGCAGCATTTCTTTCTAGCCAAGTATTATCACCAGTGACTCTATAGATGTAAAGCACCTTAGGAATATGATGCATCTTTGTGTGATGCAAGTATGTGCGAATCATCAACTCATGATCATCACAGATATCTAACTCTGGATTATGACCACCGATCTCATTATACACATCACTGCGCCATGCACGAACATGATCTGGTGCATACCAAATGAAACTCATGCTTCTGCTGCTAGGCTCAAAGCAATTGTGAGCAAGCAAGTTTTTGTCTTGCCAGTTGTAGCGATAGCTTGTCCAACCGTAAATCGGATTATAAGGAAGTGGTTCTTCCTTCATGTGATAGATTGCATCATCACTGAATACAAAGCCGATGTTTGAATCTGACTCAAATGCTTTTTGAAGTTCTTCAAGGCAATCTGGTGTTAGGATATCATCGTGATCGACTTCAACAAGAACATCGCCAGAACCGCACTTGAACGCTCTGTTCTTGTTGTAGCCAACGCATTTGTTGTTACTATTATCAACAATCAATCGAACTCGCTCGTCTGCACGAATCGAGTTCGGAACATCAACTGCTGTTGCACCACCATTCAAATAGATGATCCATTCCCAATCAGAATGAGTCTGTTTGACTAGACTATCATATAGATCAGTCAACCACGCATTTTTTAGATGCGTGGGAGTAATAATGCTAAATTTCATAGATCACTCGTTTAGCCAAATCTCAAGTTCTGCCTTCTGCATTGCGCCAAACTTGCGCTTCACTTCGACATTCTCTTCAAACATAATCATCGCAGGAACACCACGAATGTTATATTGCTGAAGCATCCACTCATTCTCTTTCTTATCGATATCAATATTCTCGATAGGAATATCTGTCTGAATACCTTCTAGTGTCTTCGACAGAGCCTTACAAGGAGTGCACCAATCAGCATAAAACTTTACTACTCTTCTCATAGTTCACCTCAAATTTCACATACACCTGCTGAACACGCCAATTCTTTCGTCGATGTTGTCGTGTCAGTTTCTTCCATGAACTCAGTCCAATCAATGTCTAGATTCTGATTTGACAGCAGTTCTTTATACTTATCTTCGTCAATCTCTTCGTATGGAGCCTGACGATATGAGCCAGTGTCACGAGGCAAGAATGAAACACCAGATAGAATCGAGATGTTCTTGTAAACCCATGCACCAACTTCCATCCACTCATCATCGCCGACATATACAGTGATCGATGGCTTATGCTCACACCAGTGATCTTGATAGACCTTCCACAGTTCTAGCTGTTCAATAGCAGTCATATCATTACGAGTGACAGAATTCTTTGGTGCTTTCATCGGGAACGAGAACACCCAGTTCGACTTGCTATAGAAGTCTTCTTCTGCCTTGTATCCCTTGTCAATCATAAACTGTGCAAGAGGATCCTTCATGTCAGCACGAACACGACGAATGTAGTATTGAGCATAGCGAGGATGAATGCCTGAAGCAGAATCGACCAGCTGTGAAACAGTGCCGCTAGGCTTGACGCATGTGATTGCAGCAGACTGAGGAATGCCTAGAATCTCTGCGAACTCTTTGTTTGTCTCGACGCAAACAGTCTTGATTGCATCAAGTGCATAAGCTAGCTTCTGTGAAGGCTTGTTCAGCAGCTTATTATCGCAGATGCCTGTCAGCGAAACACCAAGCAGTCTTTCTTCATCGCAGTTATTCTTCCACTTCTTGTTGATATAGCGGAAGTTTGTCAGCGTTGACTGAAGTGTGCCGATGATTGTAGCAAGACGAGCCTTGCGCTTCAACGACTCAGTATCATCTTCTGCGCGAACAACAATCTCTGAAAGATTGCAGAACTCAAATGGGCGTAGAATGATCTCAGAGCAAGGATTCGTGCCGAACTCATGCTTTGGATCACGACGACCATTTCTTGCTGCTACAGCTTGTGAAGCAGCGCGTGAGAAGATGCCACGCTCACCAGACTTCGACATGTATAGAGCATGCCACTCATTCATGAACGTGTCCATATCAACTTGCTTGTCATAGACAGCAGAGATATTGGCTAGTGCGCGTTGACCGTTGTGAGTCCACCAGTCACCAGACTTTGCATGACGTAGCTGATCATCATTTAGATCTGTGAGAGAAATCAGAGCAGAACGACGAACGCCACCGCAAACAACGATGTCAGCAATCTTACAGACGATATCATGGCACTCAACAGTCGATAGCTTACGACCACGAGCCTTTGTGAAAAGGCTGAGCGTGAACTTCATGAGATCAACTAGTGGCTCTGGACCAGAAGCACGACCACCGAAAGTCTTTAGACGCTCACCTGCTGGGCGAATCTTTGAAACGTCCCACTTTGCAATCTTACCAGAATAAAGCAGCGAAACAAACTCGCGATAACCAGAAGCCCAACCAATCTTGCTATCAGCAAAGATGATTGTCGTATCTGTATCGTGAAGTTCTTCTGGAACTTCTGGCAGCTTGTTTGTGTACTTTGACTCGACAGAGAAGCCTACGCCTGTACCGCACATCAAGATATACATGATTTCGTCAAAAGATTTGACGGTATCAATTGCGACATAAGAGCAATTATAACCAGCAACCTGATCTTTCTCAAGTGCTACACCAGCAGTCATCAAGCAGCGCATCGATGGCATCACTTCCAAATCTACAATCGCATTGCGCACTTCGTCCCAAGGAATTTTAGACTCATTATTTGTTTTTTGTTTGAAGAACTCGATATAACGATCTACCGTTTCGCCCCATGTTTCACGACGACCGATTGATTCGTTGAATCTTGCGTAACGTGAAATGTGGATGAAGTCCTGGTAGATAGATGGAAGTGTAGACATGTGCGATGCTCCTAATTATTCTTGTGCAATGAACTGAGTTGAAAGGGGAAATACCTCTGCGATAACTTTTGCGCACTCTTTAGCTATTACCATATGCTCTTTTTGAGTGCCATTACCGCTACGGAGTTGTATATAGTGGATCCAGGATCTCAGTGTGCCGTTCATATACATGCGCGACACGGTCAATCCTTCGGGTAAAACTGCTCGGGCTTGCTCTTTGGCAATACCCTTTGAAATAGCCCATGCATAGTGACGCTGGGCTAAATCTGTTAGCTGAAGTTGACGACCTCTCCATTCTTCTTGGAGTTCTTCATCATCAATTTCAACGCTGTTCTGTCGATTCTTAGAGTCTTGGAGTCTCGCTTCGCGAGTCACAAACTGAAGATCTTTTGTTGGGTCAGCGTAACGCTGGCTGAATTCTTGAAAACTGAATGATCGATGGCGCAGAATCTGCCTTGCAATGTCGCGTGTCGTTTCGATTTCTAAGCACATGTTCACCATCTCAAGAGGTGACCAGTGCTTGTGTGCGATCAGATACTTGATCAGCTTTTCTGCACTATCATTGTGCATTTGATTGGATGGATTCGAAACTCTTGCGCAGAAAGCAACAAGATCAGTTGGAGTATCTAGCCCCTCAAGAACGGGCTTGCTATACGAAATCAACTTCACTTTCATAATTATTTCTCTACGTCAAAGAATTCAGTTTTATGCTTCATCGTTTCGATGCCGCCGACTGCGGCTAGCATCTGCGCTCTTGCTGCTGCATCAATATAGTGCGAATAAACGCTATCATCAAACCACCACCAACGATCTAGGAAATACTTTGGCTTGCGACGATATTCAACATACCACTTACCGCCGTGAAATTGCAATCGCACTTTCTTGATTGGCTCAAGAACAATCTCAAGTCCTAGATCTGATATATCCATTTCAGCACCTTTTCCAAGCAGTAAACTTCAGTTTGGCTGTTAGACCACTGACAGTATTAGTATCTATAATACTCTTTATCTCTTCGGAAGTCAATCCATTCTGTATCATTTCGTTCACATCTTTTCCATTCACTGAATCAGGAAAAAGACAGACTGTATAACCTTTGCTGATCGATGATTCGATCTGCTTTACGATATCTTTATTTCTCGGCTCGTTGTCATAAACTAGCACTGTATTCAGTTCAGGGTAAGCTGCTGCCACACCACCCAGATTACTATCGCCACTGGCAACACTGTTCGGAATAAAAAAAGAATCAAATTGGCCTTCGAGGACATAAACCCGATTCTCTTTTTGCAATCTGTGCAGTCCAAATAATTTCTTTTCATCTTTTATCTTGATCGTTATATAGCGAATTTTTGTGTCGGATAATGCTCTGCCAGCGATATTTGTTACTTCGCCTTTCTCATTAGTATAACACAAAACAATGCGGTCATCGTTAGGTACATCTTCTTTACCGTGGTCAGGAAATTCAGTGTCAAGAAAATCTTTGAACGCTGGAGCAAAGTAGATCTCGTTCCAGCGATTCTGAGGAATCTTTCTGTTTTCTATATATTTTCGAGCGTAATGCGCTTCGGGAAGATTGTTTATACTATCAAGTGCAATCTTGTCCCAAGTTTTCGCCAACTCTCCAGCTGCGCTTGAATCTCCTGTGGACTCGTCGAGAGTAGACTGGCTGAACTTTCGGAACGCATTTCCTTTGAGTTCTTCAAAGTCTGGTTTCTTGTAGTTGTGTTTTCCAGTTTCTCCAGCACTGTATCTCTCCAGCGTATAAGATCGATGTTGCGCTGGATCAAGTTCTTGTAAGAATTTACTGAAGGTGGTAGACTTTGAACAGTTGTGACAGGTGTAGAAGTAGTCATTGTTCTTTCGGTAAACAAATCCTCTTGCCTTGAGTCTGTTCTTCTTTGAGTCGCCACAATAAGGACACCTGAAATTATATAAGTCTTGCCCCTTCTGCTTGAATTGCTCAAGTCTTGAGGACACCATGCCTAGAAATTTTCGATCAATAAAAACACTCATAATCATCACATAATTTACCGCAGGACTCACTAGTATATATCAGTAGAACCCAAAAGTAAAGCTGTAAAATTTTGAGAAAAAACTTTACTTTTGACTTGCCCTACAGTAAACTCAGTATGTCCGCTATGATGTGATGGACTATTTGAAGAATCTAGAGATAAGCCAGGCAACTACTGCTGTACCACCAACGACAACCCAGCGCCATTTGTTGAGGTCTTCGATCTTTTTATTCTCAATTTCATGCTGTCTTGCCATGTCTAGACGCAGCGCTTTGATCTCGTTCATAATATTTTCTTGTAGATCAGCCATCATCTCATTGATTTCTTTGCGGTCTTCAATCGTGCGCTGATCAAGTTTGTCAAGAGTTCTGTCGAACTTCTCATAGATCACTGAGAAGAAAGAAACCTTCTCGCGCATCGCAGCGACTTCAGCTTCAATTTTACTGATTCTTGATTCAAAGTCAATCATTTGCTTTTGTCAGCGTAAGCAGCATTAATCTTTGCAATATTGTCGCGTAGTTCTGTTCCAATTTTATGAAATGGATTGCGGGCGCGGCGTTCTGCCTCTTTCTTTAGCTTCTTTGTGGTAGATGCAGGAATAGTTCCTACTGATCTGCCCTCGGCGAAATACTCTTTGAATGATCTCATTTCTTGCTCCACGGTAGAATTCCACGAGATTCATTCTGTTTGGTTACGGACTTTTCTGTTTCGAGAACCCAGTTCTGTAGCCCAATTAGTTGCTGGGCGTTTTGGAGACAGACGGAGTAGTTGGTGAGGACTGTGAGGAGGGCTTGATTGTCTTTAGTGTCTGAGGGGGTTGCATCAGCTGTTGCGGCGGGGTCGGGAACTCCATTTTGGGTACCAGTCGCGTGATCGTGGATGTACACCCAGCCATTAGACAAATTGTACTGGCTAGGAACATTGTTCGTAGCGACTTGCTGTAGCACATACTCTTTCTCCTTTACGATTTTCACCTTATCAACATACTCAGTGACAACTTTTTCTTTGATGTTGTTCTGCTCTTTTTCAAGTTCAATTTTGAGCGTTTCAGTCTCATTGGCAAACTTGTTGATTTCAATCTCTGCTCTTTCATTGCCTTTCTTGAAACCATAGCCAAACGATCCGCCAACGACGAAGACTAAGGCAAGAATTTTATAAGGTAGAGGAATTAGCATGATTTTTGTCCGAATAGTATTTTGTAATTTGCTTTTGCACGACGTTCAAATTTCTTTGATCGTGGCATAATCCAATAACCAAAGACTCAAAAAACCCGAGGGCGAATGCCAATTTCTCGGCATTGCTGCCCTCTCTGTCAGCTATTAGTTGATCACGAAACTCATGAAATGAGAGACGTAATCCTGACATTACTCGGCTTTTGCTTTCTTAGGCTTGCGAACCTTCTTGACCTTCTCTACAACTTCAACAGCTTCTGCCTTTGCTTCGACAGCAACTTCCTTGACAGCTTCAACTACATCCTTCGCATCAACCTTGCCGTCGCCGTTTACATCTGGTGTTCTAAGCATCTTGAACACAACAGCAACAAGAACAACAAGCGCTAAAAGTACAACAACTGTAAACATGATTATCTCCTATTTCATTTTAGGTGCAAATTTTTCTAATCCTGTAAATCCTAACCCTGCGATTACGACGTACATCATAGAATTATATATGAACTCGTCTATCTTATAACCCCAAAACAGATTGGCGACAAAGCCAACCGCACACAACACAAAAGCGAGAAACGTCACAACTCTTTTAGAAGAAACAGAACCATCTACGCCATCAGCTAGCATTGATCGAATAGTCCCTTGAATGTCCATGTGAATCCTATTTAGAAGTTGCTCTAAACACTCCGTCAAAATTCACAGGCGGTTTGCCCTCCATTCTCTCTAGCATCATGTCGTAGTATTTAGTCATTTCGCCATTCCACGAAGCCTGAAGTCCTGGCACCAACTTCTTTGCCATTGCCCAGTTTCCTGCTCTATATTGAGTTATGAAGTTCTTATGGACAAACTCAGCATTCTCATTCGTGCGTGGAACTATCGTATAGATCTGGACAGGCTCAGTTTTACCCTTTACAGCTAGTAAATCAAGTTCCAGAACTGAATATTCGTCTTTGACGTACTCAGCAGTCTTTGGTCCAATGACAATCTTTACGCCGTATGGTTTTGATTGTCCTTCGAGACGACTTGCCAGATTGACGCCATCACCCAGACAGGTATAATCAAAGCGTTGACTGCTACCCATGTTACCAACAACAACGGTGTCAGTATTAATACCGAGACCCATACCAAATGCTGGCACGCCTTCTTTAGCAATTTCTTCATTGAATTTCTCCAAATCCTTGAGCATAGCCAATCCAGTAGCAACAGCATTCTTAGCATGTTGTGCATCGTCAAGCGGTGCATTCCAGAAAGCCATCTGCGCATCACCAATATACTTATCTAGTGTTCCTTGATTCTCGATGATTCGTGCAGTCATCGCCGTCATATAGCGGTTCATGATCTGAGTTAGACCCTGGACGTTCTTGCCATAGTGTTCAGAGATCGTAGTAAATCCACGAACGTCTGTGAACATGATCGATAGTTCACGAGATTCACCGCCGAGTTTGAGCAGTTCTGGATTCTTCTGTAGCTTCTCGACCATTGCTGGCGATAGGTAAGTGCCGAATTGCTTCTTGATCTGTTGCTTCTGTAAGAACTCAGAAACAAACTTGACGCCATAAGCATGAAGCGCTACTAGAACTATACCGCCAACAAACAATGTGATATCAACAAGGTATAGCTTGTCAGCATAGAGATACTTGCTGGCAAATACGCTGCCAATTCCTAGCATAAGCGTTGAAGCAAGACCAACATAAGTCCATCTTGTCAGGAATAGCAATAGAAGCCCTGCAACTGCCAGCGCAATGATCTCTGCACCATCTGACCACCATGGGCGCTGGATGTTGACTTGATTTGCCATTGTGCCGATGACAGCAGCTTGAAGGTCTTGTGGCCAAACAGCACCCTTAGCAGTAGCAACTGGATTGCCAATACCTGCTGCTGATACGCCGACGATGACTACAGCACCGCCGAAGTCTTTAGGAAGATCAGCCGCAGAAACTGATTTGCTTGTCTGCGACCAGTCAATCCAGACGCGACCTAAACTATCAGTTGGAATAGGACCAAACTGCGGAATGCGCATCTTCTCGACGCCAGACTCGTTCAGCTTGATTTGAAAGTTTGGATCACCAGCCATGACTCTGAGTGTTTCTAGGCTCAGATTAGGAAACAGTTTGCCATCAACAGAAGCAACTAGCGGCACTCTGCGATTCACACCATCAATTTCAGGCAGTGTATTTGTAGTGCCAACACCAGCAGCTGCATTCTCTAGGGCAGGAATATTCGCAATCATTGCTGGATAGACTAGAATAGTTTCTTCAAACTCAGAGCCAATGATAGCAGCGCCAGGATTCTTCGGCTCATTCTTTTTTACATTTGACGGCATATTAGGAAGAATGACAGGTGCCTTGCTCATTACATCAGCAAGCGCTTTGTCACCACCCATGCGATCAACTTCAGGCATCAGAACATTGAATACAACTAGACCAGCATTGTGATTATAGAGATCAGCAATCAACTGTGCATAGACATCGCGCTTGAACGGAAACTGCCCGTACTTGTCAATCGTAGCTTCGTCGATGTTGACTGTGTAGATATTATTTTCAGTCGGTGCTTTTGACGTAATCAGTGTGTCAAAGTATCGGAGTCTGACTGACTCAACGAATGACGGATCTGAAACTCGCAACGCAACAACAAGCGCAAGAGTGATCAGCGCAGTCCAAGGACTCAATAGAATTTTACTAAACTTTTTCATTGTGCACCGATATAATTTCCCATGTCCCGTCTAAATGTTCTACAAGAGCAGTACAACTCTCGCACCAATCGCCGTCGTTCATATAAACCACATCTTGATAATGAACTATCTCAGCATGATGAATATGACCACATATAACGCCATCATAGCCTTTTCGTTTACAGTAATTTGCCATCTCTAAAGAAAACTTACTGATAAAACTTGTAGCCGCCTTTGCTCGTTTCTTCAAGTATTTCGCAAGACTCCATGGTCTCATTCTAAGCATTCTTCTAGAAAAATTCACCAGTCTATTGATGTAGATTAGAGAATCGTATGCAATGTCTCCAACATGCATCAACATTCTACCAGCTTTGGTTCTCATGAGATTGTCGAACATATCTCCGTGAGTGACCAAATACTTTTTACCGTCTATCCCGTAATATGTATATCTGTTTTCGACAGCAACCTTACCTATCTGAACATTTGGGAAAGTTCTAAAGAACTCATCGTGGTTGCCTGTAATATACACAACATTAGACTTCTCAGATATCTTGAGTAGCTTTCTGATTATTTTGTTGTGCTTCTTTGGCCAGTACCACTTCTTAGACAATCTCCAGCCGTCAATAATATCACCCACTAGAAACAGATTTTCAGTGTTCAAATCTTCTAGAAAATCAAGAAGTGCATCTGAGTTGCAATGCTTTGAACCCAGATGCAGATCAGAGATGAAAACAGACTTGTATCTAACCCCAGTATTTCTTTTCATCTATATTTTCCCAGTGCTTCTGATTATTTCTATTGAAGAAGTTTTGAATTAGATACCAACACATACCGAAGTAGCCCATCTTTTTGAATCTTCTGCTGTCTTGACCGAAGTAATGATTCGCGATTCTGAACTTCTTCGGCGAGTATTGCTTAGATAGAAAGAAGTCTTCGCTGGTTGCATACTTCTCAGGAAAGCCTTTCAGTTCTCTGAACCTATCAGTTCTGGTCAGCATATATGCGCCGATAGCAAACGGCATCCAATACTTTAGAATGTTGTTTACTATATTGAATAGACTGAATGCAATCTGCGCTTTTATGTTACCGTCATAGCACCTGACATTTAGACCGATCAGATCAAGATTCTGATTCTCCATCATAGTCATAGTGTCTTTTATGACTGTGTTGGAGAAGAATCTTACATCAGAATCAATGAAGAGAATATATGGTGTCTCAACTAATCTTGCGCCATTGTTTTTAGCAACTGACACTGGACCACCTTGAATGACAGTGACGTTTAGATTGCCTTTATTCTCAGCGATTCTTTCACGAGTTTTATCAGTTGATGCGTCGGCAATATAGATTTTTACACCATCTATATCTTTTTGTTCTTTGAGAGCGTTTAATAGATTATGAATATAGTTTTCTTCGTTCTTACAAGGAACAACTATAGTCAGTTTATTGTTCAGCATCACGAAAACCTCTCACTGTGCCGCCCATGTCACCAGCGTCTAACTTTCTGCAATTATGGCTCTGATCTTTCTTGCATACTGGCAATGTAGCACAACCACTCAGTATCAACAGCAGTAATAGCAATATGTATTTCATCAGTCACTCTGTTTGATATTAATTTTGGTAGCACCAGCTGGGTCGTTAATCTCAATTAGATACGATTTACCATTACTATCTATGTATAACGTCTTTCCTTCAGACTTCTGGAACCTGACATCAACAACGGTATTCAGAGTTCGAACCAGACGTAGCTGGTCGCCAGAAAGAATTGTTGTTATCTGTGTTGTGGAATCCAAGCCAAAAGATGTGCCGCAGACCTTTGTTTCTTCGCGTGTTTGACATATATTACCATTTCCAAAAGTATCACTCAGATAGTCCTCACCGAGAAAATTAGCATCAACTGCATTAATATCTAAATCAGAATTAGCAAGTTTATCTTCTTTCAGGTCATCTTTAGCCAAGAAGTCTACATTTAATTCCGACAGATCAAGTATGTTTCTTTTCGAAGCCTCGACATCCTCAGTGGTTTTTACTTCCTCTGGTGGGGATACTATAAGCATATTATCAATCTGGTCCAATGTCAAGTTTAATATGACTGGTTTGGTTGGTCTCGAATCATAAGTTGAAACAATAGTTGCCTGAAATGCTCTGGTCAGAATCACCATTCCAGCAGCATTCGAAACTGTTATCTCACCAACGCTACCATCTGACTCTGGTAACAATACGATAAGACTCTTCCCGAAATCGTCAACAGTTGTAGCAAAGTCAGTACCTCTGACAGCAATGGTTGCCGTTGGAGTCTGTAAATTGATATTCGCTTTGTTGATTTTTCCTGTTTGTCCAGTGGCAAAACGAACTGTTCCCGACGCAAATTTTAGCGCCATTTTAGAAGTAGCAGGACTTCCACTATAGACAAAATCGTCAATGACTAATTTTGAATGCTCAGTGATTTTGACATTCGAATCATCAACAAATTTAATCTCAAGGCGACCGTTACCAGTCTGGACATTATCCATTTGCTCAATCGGGAGAGCGAGTTTGCCGTCGAGTTTACCATTCTTACGAACAACCTCGCTACTCCCTTTGAGTTCAGATATTTGCCCTATACTAGCATGGACCACCTGCATTACACTGATTGACAGTAATAGTGTTGCTATTACCAGTGTGCGTGATATTAACCGCGTCAACATTTAATGTACTCTTCTGGTTAATTGTCAATGTATTGCTGCTGCCAGTAACAGTTACGTCAGCAGTTTTACCTGCATGTCCCTGTTGTGTCATAGTCATTGTATTACTGTCACCAGAGATGGCTACTGTGTTTACAACATCGTCTGCGTTGATATTCGATGTGTAAGTGTTAGTATCACCAGTGATGGTAATGTTTTGTGTTGCACCAGTAGCAGATGACGTAGTACCCTGATTGAAGTTCAGAGTATTGGAATCACCAGTTACTGCTACAGTTTTACTAGAACCAGAAACAGAACCACTGTCACCCATATCATAATTCACTGTATTCCCATCACCAGTCAGTGTTAGGTCTTCAGTTACATTATCAGCTTGCTCAATTTTACCAGTGATGTTATTGTTATTGCCATTTTGGTCAATGTCAACATTCATAGAACTTCCCTGAATAGAAACTCTAGCTTGTTCTGAACCGATGCGGTTATTTTGACCCTTTTGACGAATATCAATAGTGCTGTTTCCCCCAACTTGATCAATGTAGATCGAGTTTGTAGTTGCCTGTCCATACGCTAACGAAGATGCCATCAGAGACATAACAAATAATGCCTTGATTGCATTTTTCATTTACTTTGCTCCTGTGTCTTCCAGAACCCTTTCTGAGTTCCTTGATTTATAAGTTCGACGACTGCTGCTTCGATTGCGGTTTTAACTGCCACTGTATTGGCTTCGTTCTCCGTCATTCCCGACTCAGCTTCGACTAACTTCGTACCCACATCAACAAAACGAAACAGTGTCAAATCTCTAGAAACAGATAAAATTGTTTTAGAAATTTGCACATTTAACAAAATTTCGCCTGTGTTTGTAGACACCGCTCTGAGTGCAACAACTACCTGATCTTTACGATATTGAGTTGTTCCACCAATGCCCAAGTATCTAGCACCTGCGCCACCAGTCATTATGTTTGTATCATAGCCGATAATACCACCTTGCAACATAATGCCTGCAAATAACATAGGTTCGAGTTTGTTCGCATCTTTACCCAAATATTCTTCGCGCGTCTGACGTACAATTTGACGTTCTTTAGCCAAATCATCAATACGATTTCTCTCGACTACTTTAAACCACGTTCCACCTCCAGCATTTTTTAATGCATCAATAAGAAGTGCAGTTCCACCTTGCGTAACTGCACTTGATAAACTTGCCGTTCCACCAACATCTTTTCTCTGACCAGTCAGATCAGGGAAATCATAAACAGCTATCACAGCCTGACGTTCAGGTGGTGGTAACTTCTTTAGTGTTGTCAATTCTGACGTATTCACTCTGGGTGTATCTTTCATCTGCAGAACACCACCACCAGTGCTCATACATCCTGATAACAGCAAGCAGATTAGTACGAATACCGCTCTCATTTAGAACTTGAACCCGCTTAATGGGATAATAATCTCTGTCGTGTTACCAGCATCATCAGTGATCGTCAGCTTTATTTCTGTATCAGTTTTGTCATACTTAATTGTGTTTCCATCTAGCGCAAATGTGCCAGAAGATGCGCCTTGTGCGCCGAATAGGTTGTTTGTCAACTGTTGCGCCAGCTGAGAATAGATTCTTGACTGTAGATTATTCATGAATCTGTTTAGAATACTGTTCTTTTCTTCCAACGCAGCTGCCTTCAACTCAGCTTCTAGCTTGTCATTGATTGCTTTTCTGCGCGTGAATTCTTGGTTCTCAATCGTCAACCATTGAGCGCCTGCGTTCACTCCACTGAACGATGGATTCTTAAACTGATGTGTGAGTTCTGTTGCTTGTGCGCTACTTACTAGGAGCAGCAGCAGGAGGTGCTTCTTTCTTAACATCTTCTTTCTCTTTGTCCTTCTTTCTAGTTGAAAGTTCGAATTCAAGGGTTAGAATTTTTGCTATTTCCAATTTTATTTTGCATTCCATTTTGTTTATGATCCTCATGCAACTGCAGAACCACACTCACTTTTTGTTGTAAACGAATCATGTCGTTATCAAGCATGCGAATGCGATCGATTAATGCAACCAAGATAACATTAGTTTCACCAATCAGTGGCATTAGTTTAGTTGTTACAAACTTGTAGATAAAGTAAACAAAGTAGCCCATACCGACTGACGATACAATCGGAAAACCATATTGTTTTACCAACTCAGTTATATGATGCGGGTCCATTATTCTCTCACTAGAATAACTTGCCCATACTCATTAACATGAACCACGAATTTATCGCCTTCGGCAACACCTAACTGCTGCGGTAACAACTCCTGACAAAACTCTATGTTCTTACCATTCACGGTAAACTCATAGTCCATAAATGTCATCTTATAGAATGGTTTCCATTTAGTGTTTGGAGTGAAATTTGTTTCCTTACTCATTATAGCACCAACGCAAGTTTAGATAATCTGTCAGCTATGTCACGAAGATCGATAACTAATTTACCGCCATCATAACCCATTTGTTCTAGCTGTCTAGCAATATCATGCAGTTCTATAATAAGATCTTGTTCAGTCTTTTCTTGCATCATTTTTACCATCCGCTCTTGCAATACGATCCAAGTCAGGTCTAAGACCCAACGCCGCACTTACAACTGAGTCTACGCGAATGATATCATGGTTCATTGTTTTCACACGATTATCCAAACCCTGGATAATGATCTGCATTCCCTTGATGGCTTTAACAACCGATTCAAGGATATAGTTAATTACGAAGTAAACGAACACACCAGCCACCATTGCGGCAGCAATCGGAAACCCGACTTCGGCTATGATTTTAAAGATCGTTCCAGTATCCATCTAGCTATTTATATTAAATGCAATGCAGTCAAGTTCTCTTCAGTTCCTACTAAGCCTCTAGCGAAAGTATTGAAAGACATGCTTACTCTCGTATGGTCAGTCAGAACTGGATCAACATGATGGCGGAGCGACGACGGAAAAATAATTAACCTTCCCAAATTAGCCTCTACCCACCAAGTTTTTGAGTTATATAAATTCCAGTTTTCTGTGGGAAACGTGATCTGCTCGTAAGTATTCTTTTCAAAAAAAATCTTATCAGTTTCATCAGTTTGAATATAAAAAACGCCTGATAAAATTGAATTAGGATGCTCATGAGCGTGGTGCCATTGACCTTTTTCGCTATAGTTTATCCAAGACTGAGTTACATATAAACTGACGTCTTTTGAGGGAGCGATAATATTATTAAAATAATTTGTTATAGAGCCTTGGACAAAGTCATGTAGACTTTTTAGTTCTGGTCTTTGAAGAACATAACGATATTTACTTGTGCAATTTCCCATATTTGGATATTTTTCTTCGCTCATTATTACTGATAGTTCTTCTTCAGTAAATGCGCGACCCAAATCAAATAGTCCAACGGCTGTTGGAAACAAACTAATAATATTCATAATAAACTCCAAAGATTATGGCGTGTTTTCAACCCAATTTAGTACATCTTCATTCCAGCTGTATATCTTTTCATCAGTCGGCATAGGAGTTGGTGGCTCCCAATTAACTGTGGTGTCGTTTAAAATCCAAGAAGGGAATGGCTTTGGAGGAATAAACGCATCTAGTGCTTCATTGTAAGTATATCCAACACCAGCATAATTCTTGCGAATGTTGTTATTATAGGAAGTCTTTTTCCAAGTTCCACCGAATAAGCGTTCGCAGAATGCAGCACCAATGTATTCTTTTTCCACACCAGTCGCGTCTGATGTGTCTTTTGTGTCGATTACAATAACTCGTAATACAACATTATTCGCATCTAGTTCAGCAAAGTGCGCCATTAGAAACTCCCAAATATTTTTTCTATATTTTTTTGTTGTTCTTCGGTCCACATAGTGTTTATTGAATCCTCAAACGACTTAATTTTTTCCATTGTTTCAAGTATCTCACTCCAACTTGGACATGGGCGAGGGTCTTCCCATATAGTAAAACACTGCCCAGTAGATTCCCATCGAGCCGCTTCAGGACGAAGAAGTTCAACTGCTGTGTTAATTCCGTATAATCTATAAATCTTATTCTCCATTATAAACCCTCAATTAAACTTAATAATTACAACACCAGAGCCGCCAGCGCCGCCATTTGAGAATGAGCCATCATAACAACCGCTGCCGCCGCCACCACCAGTATTTGTGGTACCTGTATTACCAGTTTGAGCTGACGTAGAGCTACCGTTTCCGCCTCCACCACTGCCGCCTAATCCAAAAGTTGAAAGCGATGTAGCTCGGCTGTCTTTTCCTGCTCCGCCGCCGCCAGCATAATAAACACTAGATCCTGTTATAGTACTTGCAGCACCGATTCCGCCGTTTGCGGTTGTTCCTCCAGTTGATATATTAAGTGTTCCACCTACAGCACCAGCGCCGCCACCGCCACCAGATGAAAATTTGGTTGATCCATTTCCTACTGAATCTCCGCCATTATTTCCTTGCGATGGAGATGTAGATGGATAATTTCCAGTACCGCCAGATCCACCGCCATTAAAAGTGCCTAAACCACCACCGCCACCAGATCCACCATTTAATCCACTTCCACCATTATAACCTCCGCCACCTCCGCCAGCGGCAGTAATAGAACTAAAAATAGATGAAGTTCCATTGCTTCCTATTCCAGAAGTACCACCAGCGCCACCAGCACCAACAGTTACTGTATAAGTCGCTCCAGAAGTTACTGGGAATCCAGTTCCTGTTCTAAATCCACCAGCTCCACCGCCGCCTCCAGAACTACTATATCCACCACCACCACCACCGCCAACAACAAGGTAGTCGACGGTAGTTGTGCCAGTCGGAATAATAACACTTGCACTTGATACAAAAGTTTGTGTTGACCCTGATGATATTAAATATCTAATAATTACAATACCAGAACCGCCAGTACCAGCGCCTACACTATAAGAACCGCCTCCACCGCCTCCACCAGTATTTGTAGCGCCAGGAGCACCATTAATGGAGAATGTGCCTCCATTCCCTCCTCCACCTAAACCGCCTGGAAGTGAGCCTGCGCCACTACCGCCTGCACCTCCGCCAGCATAATAAGTTGAAACACCAGTAAAAGGAGAGGCTACTCCATTTCCGCCAGCCGACGCCGTTCCTACTGCGCTTGCGCCACCGCCACCGCCAGTACCACCAGAATTAACGCCAGTGCCACCAGCATATCCTTCTACTGGACTATACCCACCTAAATTACCGCTGCCTCCAGGGAAGCTACCACTTCCGCTGCCACCGCCAGAACCACCAGAATTTCCGCCTATACCCCTGTCACCCCCATTACCCCCTCTAGTAGCAGATATTGATGAGAATGAGCTATTAGATCCCGCACCACCGACAGTAACAGTATAAGTTGTTCCTGGCGTCACAGAAAGTCCAGAACCTGTTCTTAGACCACCAGCGCCACCGCCGCCACCACCTGCGCCACCTGACGACCAGGATCCGCCGCTGCCTCCACCAGCAACGACAAGATAGTCGATAGATGTGACACCAGCTGGGCAAAGCCAGGAAGAACTGCTATTAAATACGAGAACAGCATATCTAGGGTAAGCAGTTACCCATTGGTTATTTTTTGTTAACAGCTGCAAATCATCTAAAGAATATATTCTATTATAATTTGCCGCTTGTTGGGTTTGTAATAATCCCAAAATCCCGAAATTTGCTCTAGTTCTCATGTTAGCTTATTATTTCATAAGATGCTGTTAACGAAATTGATGAGTTGGCTGTAACGTTAGCCTGTAAAACGTCGCCTTCTTCTAAGTATATAGTAGTGTCTTTACCTAACAATACTAGTGCAGATGATGCTGGAATACTGACGCTACCACCAAGATAAAAAGTATTCGCACTTCTATTAATAGCGACATTAGCTCCAATAGTGTTTGATGAATAGTTAGTCAATATTACATTATTGAGCTTAACGATTGTACTACTTCCTGAACTATTAGTAATAACATTAGATGTGACAGTTGTCACGTTAGCGAAAGCTGTTTTCCCATTAATTGTGGTAACAGCTACTATGTTTGGGTTTGCCATCTTATCCTCCGAATATTATAGCCATGGCTATAGATAACCCTGTGCCACCGCCACCACCTGAACCTGCGAGACCTTGAGCTCCCTGCACACCTTGCGCGCCTTGGGTTCCTGATCCAGTAGCGCCTTGAACGCCCTGTGCACCAGTCGCACCTTGAACGCCTTGAGAACCAGTGGCGCCAGTTGCACCTTGAACACCTTGAGCGCCTGTAGCGCCCTGCACACCCTGTGAACCTGTTGCACCAGTCGCACCTTGGACGCCTTGCGCACCAGTAGAACCAGTTGCGCCAGCAGTGCCCTGTGCGCCTTGAGCGCCAGCAGCACCTTGTACACCCTGCGCACCTTGAGCGCCAGATCCTGTAGCACCTTGAACGCCTTGAGCACCCTGGATGCCTTGTGCGCCCTGAGCACCAGTTCCTGTCGCACCTTGAACACCCTGCGCACCAGTTGATCCAGCAGAACCTTGGACGCCTTGATAGCCCTGATATCCTTGCGTTCCTTGCGCGCCAGTATCACCCTTGTCACCAGTGCGTACAAACGTAATTACCGTCAGAAGATTATTCGCAAGTGATGTTACACCATTGAGCCATGCAACTGGCACATGGAAGTGA